AGTTTTCAATTCAGATTTAGATACTGGTCCGACCTTTGCAGACTTAACTAATTTCGACTTTACTCCCTCATATGAATTTGGAGGAAACACCATTGGAACTCCATTACCTTATAGAATGTTTGGCTCAACAGCCGGAAGCGTGGGATTGAATAAATGGACAAACACAGAAGATATATCGATATTCTAAAAAATAATTATAGAATAACGGTAGACTTACCAGAACAAACAAACGGTGATTTTAAAATTCGTAAACTGGAATGTGAACCCCACGAATGCGATGGTGGTATTAAAACTGTATTGTATCATAAAAACATGCCAATTATGTCAGACCTACCAGAAGAA